TGCCAATACGCTGATCAATGCTTTGGTCGCGTATGTTTACCACCGCAAGCGAGGGCTCTCACAAGCCGATGCTGCTGCCTCTTTGGTCGCACATGCTGGTGATGATGGCCTCATTGCAGGTGTTGATAGTCTGGAATCAAAAACCATGTTGGAAGATGTTGCTTTCAGCATGGGATTGTTTTTGGAAGTTGATCGTTTGGAGCGCGGGGAGCCGGTGCCCTACCTAGGACGCTTGTATGGTGAGTTGGACGTGTGTCGCCCTAATAGTTGTTCAGATGTCGATAGGCGTTGTAAGAAGATGCACCTGACCGTGCTCGAGAAACATTTGTATCCCGACACAATGGTCGCTGTATTGAAGGCAATGTCGCTCATACTCACGGACCCAAACACGCCGATCCTCGGATCGTGGGCCCGTGCTGTGTGTTATCAGGCAGGTTTGCTGCCGGCTGAGTGCTTGGACATTTCAGTGGACATCACTGAGATCCAGACGTCAGTCGTGGTCGACTACGCCAAGGATATTGTCGCCCGTGGTGAAGCGCGCGGCAAGCTCGGCATCATGGACTACTGGGCATTGAAGTGCTTGGGATCTGGCGATAGATTCGTTAACGAAAATGCGGACTGGATGTATGACACCCTGCCATATAGCCCGGAACAGGTTACGCGCTATGAGCGCCAATACGTGGACCAACAGTTCGTTAATGGAATCCCTGTTTTCGAACGCCTCGACAATGAGGCGGAATGGAAGCACACGGAGGACATTATCGTTGACGATGACCTCGTTGAGTCTCCGAGCACTGTACGGTTTTGCACCGTTTGCAGGTTGGACAAGCCGGAAGGTTGCTTCACCCCGCGTGAGTGGATTAAGGGCCCCGGTTTTGGCAGGGATGGACGTGTGTGCATCGATTGCCAGACCGCGGCTCCCCCCGCTTTCGACGGAGGAGCAGGCCCGGCTGGGCCGCCCCCCCCACCGGGGGGCGGAGCACCTGACCGTGACGTGACTGAGGACCCAGATGTGGATGGGCCCGCGGTCCCGGTTTGCAGGACAGAGTCTTGCACTAAACCAGCGTACACGGTTGAAGGTGCGGCGTTTGTGGTCAAGAAGGGACACACTCTGCCGGTCCGTTGCAAGAGCTGCCGCGACGAGCGTAACAAACGCCGTAAAACCAAATGCGCTGTACCTAATTGTGCATCGCCGCACATCTGCCTGGAAACGGGTGGATTGTACTGCAAGGATTGCAGGCAGGGTCGAGCTCCGGCCGTGACTAACACGAGCATCCGTACGGACAAGCCTGATAGCAAGGGTAAGTCTGAATCGGCTGCGAATGCCAAGACACGAGCCAATCTGGCGCGGAAGAACGCCAAGAGTGACCAAAGTCAGAAGAACGATCCGGGGAAGGCTAAGGTAAAGGCCAAACCGGGTTTGGGGCAAGGTGTGCCGGTCAAGCAGCAAAAAGCTAATGTGAAGGCAGCTGCAACTACCCAACCCACCAGGAATGGTGCAGGAAAGGCTAGTGACACGGACGTCCAGCGACAGGCCGATAAGGCTGCTGGCACCTCAGGCAAGGCAAAGGGTAAAACCAAGGCTAAGCCGCGTCCCAAGAAGGGTGGTAAGAAGCCCAACCGTCCTGGCAATGGTAAAGAACCAGCCGTCGAGAAAGGTAGTACCGTGGTGGTGCAGGCGGGTCCAACGATCACGCCGGGGCGTGAGAACATGCATACCGATGCAAACCAAGCCGTCGAGGGACAGGAGCCCTCCACCGCTTCAGGGGTCCAACGGGAGCTAACTCGCGCTGAGCAACGGCGCGCCGATCGTTGTGGCGACGGCAAAATGGGGGAAGGTTTGAGGCAGGGTAATATCCTGGGAGGTGTGGTAGAGAATATGGTTGCTGGAATCACTGGTTTGGTCCCAATCATACCTACCATAGCTGGTGTCTTCGTGGAGGAGGCTGTGAAAGTACACACTGGTTGTGTGCAATTCGCTACAATGGAACTGGGGGCCCGAGTGCTCACCGCAGGGGTGCGTGGGTATCTCGGCAATCTTCAGAACATCAATGCTTTGGTCGGCGAGGGTGATCTGAATGCAGCCAACCCAGTTCCTAACCGACAAATGGCGGCCATTGTTTCAGTGGCTCTCGAGTTCGGGCGTAGCGTTCCAGCCTTCGTCATGCACCTCACCACGGCCTTGTTACCAGCCGGCCCCTATCGTGTTGCGTTGCACGGAGCGTTCAATCTCACCATTGGACGCGTGCGACAAAACTTTGTCGTCGGCCCACCGGCTCAAGCGGAGGAACCAGCTTGAGTTGATTGGGGAAGGGGCGCGGGACTGTCAGCACTTTGTGCCGCCTAGAGACAGTCTCGCTATATAAAAC